CTCTTACACTATTGTTAGCATCAGTGATAGTCACCCTCAGTGTTCTAGGAACATCAGGCTGACCATCAATGCCAACAGCACTACCTGCTGATACAAGTGACAGGTCCTCGTCAGCCACAACTGCATCGAGGCTGGTATCTGCTGGCATAGTAACTGACTCAGAGGCTACAGCAAACTGTAGACTCTCCTCATAGGTCTTCTCTCTAGGTAAGAACCTACTGAAGTCAGCTACTGCTCTCTCTATAGCACGATTAAGCTCTGCATTAGTTATCTCAGTGGTAGTCCTGAGGTCAGTCTTTAGGTCTGTACGCATCTGCAAGCGTGTTTTTCCACCCAACTCAACACCTCCTTTTTAAGTGCTTATATCTAACCAAGGTCCAACTGGACTTCATACCAATGGAAGCCTAGAGTGAATGTATCACCTACCAGTGAAGCAACCACGTGGGCTGAAAGACCAGCAGTTGGAGGAACTATTATCCTACCGCCAATCTCAGCACTTCTCTGAGCACCAGGTAGAACACCAGTTGGCTCAACATCTACCGAGTCTCCCCAAGGAAACCAGCCATCATCTACCACAGTAGCACCATTGTCTAGTCTAGCATTACCCCCATAACTACTGATACATCTTGTACTCTTTATGGCAGTGATGTCAGCAGTAACTGCAGTCATACCGACTGGGTGAGAGCACAGCCAAATACCAAACCTTGCCTGAGCAGCAGTTGATACTAACTGATGACACATGACCCGCTCTATGACATAGGACTTGCCTCCAGCAGCCTCACCATTCCAGAGGGTGAAGGCAGCAGCAATAGAAGGCCTCACAACCAGAGCAGCAATAGCAGCAGTAGCCTGAGCTTGATAGCCCACTCCCTTTGCTGTTAACACTGCACCTGATGGTAGCCCCTGTGCTACATACAAGTCACCATTCTTGGTAGCCTTTATGCTTACCTTGTTTCCAGTTGAAATCCTGACTCCAAACAGTTCTACATCCATTGTTCTCCTCCTTTAGATTTTACTTCCTATTAGTCCTCCGCATCTTTTTCAGATATATTCTCGCCAGACAAACTAGCTAGATGAAGTTTACTCTGCCTCATCTCAGTTAGTATATGTCTCAAAAGGTCTATCTGTTCATTCTGGGTATCTTCCAGTATAGCTTCTATCTTCACATACTCACCTCCTATTATGTACCAGTCTGAACCATCACAGATAATCATAACATACTGGTACTGTAAAGTCAATGCTATATCTATCTCTCCATCAATAGTCTCGACTGAAGTGTTACCCTTTATAGTTACGCTATTACCAGTAGCATCTACCTTTTTAATGCAATATACTTTGTGGGTATTGCTACTAGCAGCAGGCAAAGTTAGAGTTATGCTACAAGCAGTAGAATCTACCAGCACTACCATCTCAGTACTGAGAGTGAAGCTGGCAGTCTTAGTAGTTGTCCTGAACTGCCCACTGTAGATGTAGGATATAGTTCCAGGTGGTATGATAGGTGCTCTACGCTCAAAGTCCTGCCCAGTGACATTTAGCCCAGTGCCTATAGGAGTATCTATTGGTCGCCCAGTTTTACTTTTTCCCACCGAATAGCCTCCCAAATATATCTCCTATTATTCCTCCCACTCCAGGTCTCCTCTGAGTAACCTTTCTAAATCTTTCTGCTACTTCTCCGCCAAAGGTCTCTCCAGCTTCTTCCTTCCAAGGTGTAATCCCACGCCATAGTTGCTTCATAGTTCCTAGAGGCACTGCTGCTCTTAAGGCTTGACCTAGAATCTCAGTTGGCTTCCTAGCAGGCTCTGATGGTTTACCAAATATATCCTCAGCTACTCTTCCAGGCAGTACAATACCTGGCATAGTTGGGAATATCCTTGGTCTGCCAGGTTCAGGAGCTACAGGTTCTGGCTCAGGAGGAATAAACCCAGTTCTATATGGAGTTGGAGGCACCAGCCCAGGCTCAGGAGCAAATGGATAAGGCTCTGGAGGTGGAGTCTGCTGCTCTGGAATCTCTAGCTCTTTCCTTACCTTATGCTCTGCTATCTCTATAGTGTTACTAACATCTCCTAGGCTCAATATCATCCTGAATATTCCAGGCTTATAGATATGGCGGATGCCAGTTACTCGGCTAATATCCTCGCTAGGTAAAGATGCACCATAAGTGACTATTAGCTTAGCAACTCTATCTGCTGTGCCTGGAAGGGCTTGCCCTTGTCTATATGTGGTATTGTTCCAGGTACTAGTTCTACCAGCGTGGTCATCCCAGAAGATGACCATAGCATTACCAGATACCCAACCAGAGCGGTCAATAATCTCTTGAATGATAGTAGAAATATCTGGACTATCAATCTCAGCATCCGCCAACCACTCGCCAGGATTATCAAAGTCCACAGTGGCAGTAGTCTTGACTCTTGCGGCATAGTCAGTATAGTCTGAGAATGTAATAGGATTATCTGCATCCTCACCACTGAGCCTACTCTTCAAGTCATAATCATCTATGCCAGGGTCTGCAAAAGAGCCACTGGACGTCCAGCGAATAACTGCTGTGGCTATAGCTGCTCCCTTAGGTATAGTGACATTCAGAAATCTCATGCCACCACCCCACATATCATACTGAGCACCATTGTAGGACCTACCTGCTCTTATATAGCCATAGGCAGTACCAAATGTCCAAGCCTGAGTACTGACCCGCCTGAAAGCCAGACAGTCATCAGTATCTGCATATACTTGAACAGTTAGTGATTGAGTCATCTACTATCAAACACTCCTATTTTATCGTATAGCTCTACCTGGCAGTCATGAGGAGCATACATCCTGCCAGCGAGAGCTTCCATCTCGGCTCTGGCTAGAATTGCTGCTGCTCGGTTATCTGCATCTGCTTGAGTAGTGAGTTCAGGTGCAACTGCTACCATGACTATAGTACCATAAGCAGCAATCTCAGTTGCATCAGTGGCTTCACCAGTTATAATATCTGCCCAGAGACCATCTGCACCTTCGTTAGCGAAGCAGTAAACATGATTAGGGATAAGTACATTCTTGCGCTCCATATACTCATAGAAGTAAGGAGCACGGTCAGAGAAGTATTCAATATCTGCTGTGTCAGTAGTCTGAGGATACTTGACCTCAAACTCCAGAGTCTGCTTAGACCGCAGGTAGCTCTTAGTCGTATTGATTAGCCTGTAGAGTATCTGCCCTGCTCTCTCAAATGGTTGAGTGTTTATGTCGAACTGAGGCTGGAGAGTATTTATGATACTATCATCTTCCACCAGTGCTGCCAAAGTCATACTAATCTCAGTCAGAACAGCAGTGATAATACCATAGACAGTATCGGTAGTATAGTTAGTAGTATAGAATGGAGGATTCCCTATCCTTATAGGCATCTCCCTAGCCTTAGACCACATACCCTCTAGCTCTAGAAGTACTACCCTCTTGCCCTGAGCATTTATCTCTTGCTGATGCTTGACCCAGAGGCGAGAAGTCTGGGAGTATCTGGCAGTATCCCCAGCACAGATGTATCCATAGCCAATCTCAGTCCAGTAGCCCTTTAGGTCTGGTATAGTCTTATCATCATTCCTAAGGATGATACTGGCATAGTCGTTATAAGGCTCTTCCTGGTGGTCTATGGATAGGATACGCCTATTGGCTTGGTCAGATGAGTAGTCATAAGTAGTATTCCCATCTGCGCTAGTGAATAGCAGATAGATGTAAGGAGTGTTAGTAGCAGCGTTCTGTTCACTTAGAAGGTCGGCATGAATAGTCCTTGCCACAGCAAACTCCTCTAATCAGTATAGCCGCCCACTACTCTAGTATCTGCGTGCTCAAATGCACTTATCCTAATACCACTGAGGAAAGGCATTGGAGGGTCAAACACATACAGCATAGTCCGTTGGGCAGGCTGATGAAACTTTATTATCTCACCAGTAGCTCCACTAGCAGCATCGTTCAAGGTAATATGTCTTATACTACTATTTGGGTTCTCTACCAGGAGCCAATGCAGTAGAGCATTAGTTCCAACTATATTGCCTGCAGCTGTTAGTCTAGTTTTCTTACAAGCTAAAAAAGTCATGCCTACCTCCCCATGTCCAAAGATTTCCCAGTCTTGTCTCTTGCCATACCATAGGCTTGCCCCGCTGCCTCCTCCTGAGTCTTACCTTCCTTCTCCATCAGTTGCTTAATGGTCTGGCCTATAGCATCTTGGATTTGTTGCGTAGTAGATTTTTCATTTAGATTGTCAACCGCTAGGGGCATAGTATCCTCCTTATGGTTTCTTCATATCCTCTAATGCCAAGGTTATGTTCTCATTGAACTGAGCAACACATAAGGACTGAAGCTGTCCAGCTATGACTGCTATGTTAGTGTTCTCTTCAGAGTGCACTACAGTTATCCAATCTCCTCCTGGCACTTTCTCTTGCATCTTGAAGAAGTTATTATTCTCCCAGGTTACCTTGACCTCATACTCTTTACCTGCCATTATCCTCCTCCACTGGAGCGACAGATGAATCTTTAGTTAGTGCTTCCATTTTAGGATTCGGCATTTGCTATTCTCCTTTGGACTAAGGGGAGAAGATATCGCTACCCTCTCCCCATAATCTCATCTACTTAGGTTTCTGGGGTGGGAGAGGTTTAGGTTCAGGTTCTGGAAAGATATCTGGAAAGATAGCAGGAGCATCCTTTTCCCAGGGTAATGGTTTTCTTTCATCTGTCATTGTTTCCCTCCTTATCCACCTAAGTCCAAATCCATGTTAAGGTAGGCAGCACCGTGCGTATCGGAAGTTCTGCAAAGCAGTGTACCTATAGGTTGATGCCCTGTTCCTTGTGCAGCTTGAGTGGTTAAGATACCACCAATAGTCATGCACACCCTTGAATTAACAGCGTAGCCAGGAAGCAGAGTGCTCCAACCATTAGGTGTAATGAAGATTGGTCCTGCAGTCTGAAGCCAGAAGTAGTAAGCGCTTTGAATGGGTATCAGAGGAGAACCCATATAGGTAACATGGTCTTCATATCCAGTATCTGTTGGACTCATCTGGATATTACTGTACGGATTAAGAAAGATTTCTATGCCATCACTAGCAACTACGGCATATTTCTTAGCCTTATGGAGTGTAACCTTCGTGTTCTGCCAAGGAGTTGTTGTTGCAGCAGTAGGACCTGATATGATGTAGGACTCCTCATAGCACACATTCCTAGCAGCGTCAAAGTGAAGCAGATACGCTCCCTCGTAGTAGTCCTTTACTCTGTTTATGGTATCAGTGAAGGAAAGCTCAGTAGCACCTATGTCATAGGCGTTGGCAACTCCATCTGCCTGACAATGCCCATAGAAGCCGTTGAGGTTTGTGGTAGATGCACCAGTTGTGTAGTTAGCATTACAGACTAGAATCTTAGTGCCTGTCAGAGCTCCACCAGCCTTAGCATAGCGAAACTTCTTACCTATGCCTGGATACCATGCTAGAGTCCCAATAGGGTATAGTGCACTTACACTCTCAGCAAACACATCAGGCTGTTTTAGGCTAACTAGCCCTTCTGCGGGAGAAGGTGGCAGAAAGAGTACTGCGCCATCTGCACACCTTACGTCATGGTTAATTTTTGACCTTGCCATTTTAGTTTCTCCTTTTCTATTTTGATGTTTCTAAGGCACACCGTTCAAAGCCTTTTAGCTAATACTATATAGTAAAAGCTGCGTCTAGAATGTCGTAGATTCTACCGAGGCACAGGCTCGAACCTAGCAGTAAGGCACCGTAATTAACGAGCCTTATGCCGCCTGCATCGTAGTCCTCGAGTTCAGGGAATCGGACAAGTTTGTAGAAGTCACCCAGACCTTCAGTTCCACCATAGGCAAAGGTGATACCAGGCTCCATGTTCATCACGTTACCGTACTTGAGAGTGAAGATGGAGTAGGTCTTATCACCACTGGCATAGAGACCTCTAGCTTCGAGGTTAGTGCCACTGCCAGTAGCATCATCCTCAGCCACCAGGTAGTCAGTTCGGATGATAGGGATGCCATCCCAGAAGAGTACTCTCTTGCCAATGTCATTGTAGCCCATAGAGATGTACATGAGGTTATGGTCTCCAGCAGTACCAGCCCAGCCTTTCTCCTGATAGGCAGCATCCATTCTGCGGATGAGTTCGTAAGGTGCCAGCATCTCGTCTATGCCTAACTTCATCGCATCTATGTGGTCTCGGAGTAGTGCCATGCTCAATGCAGCATCTCCAGCATTGACGTTCTTGGCATCGTAGGTAGAGCCAGCAGTGTAGGGTGTACCGTGTTCTGCGGCTAGAGCATGAAGACCATCGAACTGCTTGGCGCTAGTCCATGTAGTGTCGGCATAGATGATTCTTGCACCGAGACGCCTCTTCAGACCCTTCTCGGACTCCAATAGCACTCTGGCTTCGTAGTTATTATAGGTGCCATAGATGCCTTCAACAAAGTGGTCGAGTTTGCGCTGGATGTAGGTGCGCTTGAGTTCCATCTCCTTCTCTTCGTAGGTTACATCCTCAGACCAGGAGAGCTGTTCACCGATGTCTACTTCAGCGACTGCAGATTCAGTAGTGGTGAGTTCTCTTAACCACTCTATTTTGAGTCCGCTTCGGGCTGCCTGGGCGACTGGCATTCTTTCTAAAGGGTTGTTGCGTTTTATGTCTTCCTCAAAGACCCCAGGAATCTTCATAGACTGTGTAAGCTTTTGGGCTTGGGCTAATGTAGACCAATGCCCGCCTGAGTCGGCCATGTTAACTTTCCTCCTTGTTTATTTACTGTTGTGTCTCGGCAGTGCGAGTGCCTCTTACAGGTGTAGACTGGAGTATCTTGGCTGCCCTTTCCATAGGTGTTTCAGGAGCAGCTCCAGCTCCAAGTCCACCAGTGGCATAGTTACCAATTCCCCGAGACTGTGATAAGGCTTTAAGAGCCTCTTCAAAGGAGTCAAGCTGTAGTTCTGTTTTACCTTCTAACTGTTCGGCAGTTACTGCTCCACCAGATTTGAGAAGGATGTTCTGCCGTCTTAGTTCGAGAGCTTTGGCTATTGCCTGCTCTGCACTGCCTTTGGCAGCATCTAATTCTTGCTTACTCCTCGCAGCTTCTTCGTCAGAAACTGCACCAGACTGACTGGCCTGTTCTAACTGTTGGACTTTAGCGTTTGCAGCAGCTACAGCCTGTTGAGCATCAGAGACTTCCACCTTAGACTTGTCTATAGCATCGTTGTGGACTGTCTGTTGCTCTTCCAGCTTCTGCTCCAAACTCCGTTTTGCTGCTATCAAGTCAGACTCATGAACTACCTTCTTGCCATCTACTGTCATAACTCCATCTTTGACTTCAAGTACAGGAGGAGTTGTAGTAGTTGGCTCTGAAGAAGGAGTTGCTTGAGGTACTGGCTCTCCACTGCTAGCGGCACCTTGTGGGTTCTGAGTTACCATGTGTTCCTCCTCTTGAGTATAGTATACCATATTCCAATACGGTTGTCAAGGATATTAAAAGATACAACATTTATTGTTTATCGCTTTCTCATAAGTACCTCCTCATCTTATCATTACTGGATTTAGATACTGCTTCTCTATCTGCTTATAGGTTTCTTTTGCTTGAGTGGATAGTAGAGTGTCCGTACTACCAAAGAAGTAAGCCCAAGCATCAGTAGTAGGGTCAAGTAGTCTATATCTTTGTCTAGCTTCTCTAAGGGTGCTAGTGAAGTGGCTGATGAGTTTCCTGCCTTCAGGTCCAGGAGTTGCTCTTATCTCATCACGCTCAGTTCCTCTAGCTACTTCATATCTTCTGATAAGCTCTTGCTGTTCTGGAGTATACTGCTCTAGGACTACATTTCTTATTAGTCTATATGGTCTTAGATACTCTCGGCTAGTCTGCCAATAGAGCTTCTCCATAGGAGTCCAGTCATACTGGATTCTATCCTCAAAGCGCTGACGGAACTCTCCTTGCATAGATTCTAGTAGAGCATCTATCTTAGCAAAGTAGACATTAAAGTCATAGGCATAGCGGTCATTATCCCAGTCCCACTTGTATTCTGGTTTTATTTCATAGTAGTAGTGGAGGAGCTCTTGGTCTGGACTTTGAGTAGGAGCAGGAATACCACGTTCTTTGTATCTTGCTTCTCGTTGTTCTAGAGTCTTAGGCACATCAGGATAGTCTCTCTTGCCCATCTCCATAGATGCAGCACTAGCATGGTCTAAGACTTCTCCTCTACCATTCACCCACTGGTCAGGACCTATCTCACCAGATACCCACTGGCGAGTTAGCTCAGTTATAGCAGGCTGTACTAAGTTGCCCTGCTCGTCAAAGATACCAGTATGGCGAGCATCATCATATAGCTGCTCTACCTTTTCATAGTAGTCTCTGACCTGCACATCCTCCTTCTGCCAAGTGGAAGGATAGAGAGGAGTTGTTACACCTTGCCAGCGTCTGTATGCTTCCTGCTCATAGATAATCTTCTGCTGGAGGGAGTCTAGCTTGTAGAAGTCGGAGAACCTCTTACCAGTCGCAGGATAGCGCCTCTGGATAGTCTCCTGCACATCTACAGGTACTCCAGTTAGTTCAGCTATAAGCTCCTTGAAGTCCTTCTGTATCTGAGTATATTCTTGAGGGCGTAGGCGGAATAGACCAGTCTGCTCAAAGAGGATACCTTTGAGACCAGTAGCCTTAGCTTCTGCCCTTAGCCAGAGCTTCTCCTCCTCTTCAGTCAGCTTAGTGCCTTGAGACTTCTTCCTCCATATTTCATCTGCATCATAGCCTTGCTCTGCTAGAGTCAGCATGGTTAGGTAGTCCCTGAATCTGTCTGGGAAGATTCGGTCTATTATCTTGCCTGCCTGCTCTGGTGCTATTGCTCTAGCAGCATTGAGAGGAGTCTTTATCCAGGCAGGAGCTAGTTCACCAAACTCAGGCTTATTCTGGAAGGCACCAAAGAGTACTATAGGAGCCATAACGTGTATGCCTGGGTAGAAGCCTAGTCTGCTGATGTAGTCTATAATCTCCATACCAGGGAAGGCATCATAGTATTCAGGAAAGTCTCTAAGGTATAGTCGTCTGAAGCCTCCCATGAAGACTGTGCCTCGGAGTGGGTTGAACTGGATGTCAGTACCAGGCACAGGGACGTAGCCTTGGTCTGAGTAGTCCATATATCTGCCTACACCAGTTCCTACACCAGGAGTCTTGAGCATCTGGCGAGGTAGCCAGAACCATCTCTGCCACTCATACTGCCAGAAGGGGAATATCATTCTCATAGCAGCATCTACAGAGTTGGCGTTAGAGTAGTCAGTGAAGTCCATTTCGTATTGAGTACGAGTCTTCATCATGGCAGATTCTTTCTTAGCAAACCATTCATCAGTCCCCATCCCAGAAGGAGGCGGTAATCCTACATCCTCATAACCCAGTGCTAGACCTAACTGACGTTGATTAGGCGCATCAAGAACCTTACTTAGTGCAACGCTATTTTTAGCAACCACAAGAGTCCCATCACTCTGCCTTCCTGTAACTAGTCTGCTCCTACTTGCGAAATCTATTATCTCCTGCTCAGGAAGAAAGTGAGAATCTGCTAGATAAGCAGGCTTATCCTTTAGAACCTGCCTCATCTCCCACACCTCTGCTTTATACAATACCCCTTCATCAAACTTCTTGGTACGAGCCATCTCATCAAGCTGCTTTCTGTATGGTGAGCGTAAATGATAAATGTTCTTAGTACCCCATTCAGGAACTATTCCCATTCCTTCAGGAGCCTCGACAGCAGGTCTAGCCTGATATATTGGCGTCTGTTCTAGGTCATCTGCCAGCTTATTCACATAGCCCTTATACTTTACATAGTCATTCTCAGGAATCCTGCTAACTCCTTCTATCTTATGCAGCTCCTGCCTGACCTCCTCCAGCTGAGACATAGTTGGTGTCAGAGGCTCGTCTGCTATCATCTTAGGGTCAAAGCCTAGATTAGCGAACATCTGGTCATAGACATCTCCGATAGCCTCTTTACTGAATCCTATGTCCTCAGGGACTTTACCTACTCTACTGGCAGTCTTCTTAGATTTGCTATAGACCCAAGTTATGAACTGCCGCTTAGGTCTTATAGTAACCATAGCTCCAACTTTGGTAAGTGCCTTATTGAGGTCATCACCTGTTACTCCCAGCATATAGGCTACATGAGCAGGAGTTAGTCTATCCACTACCTCTGGTACTACATTGACAGTATCAGGAGTGACACCTAGGTCTACCATTAGGCGATTCTTGATGTCCTCTACAGCTTCAAATAAGTCTACTTCCTTAGTCCAGTAAGGTTCCCAGGCTTCATTAGAGCGTCTAGTCTCCAGGTGCTCCCAGAAGGCTTTATCTCGCTGACCTTTAGGAGTTTGCTCCATAGCCTCATTGATTATTCTGCGGTCAAGTTCACGAGTGGAGAGTGTATTTGCATGGCGAGTACGAATAGCTTGAGAGAGATTATCTAGAGTAGACAGTTGCTCTGGCTTAAGTAGTTCTGTATCCTCTACAGCCTTCCTAATGCTCTTTAGTATCTCATCTACACTCTCATTGCTCTTACCTATAAACTCTCCCAGTACTTCATTGCTACCTTTATAGAAGTCCTCAGTCTCCTTTGGGCTTAGCTTCTGTGCTCTGGCACGAGTAATCTGCCTAACGTCAGATATGCGCTCACCAGTGGCCTCAGTCAAGTCAGATATGAAGCCCATAGTACGAAGTAGCTCATCTGAGTTCTCTGGAACAAACTCAGCCAAGTCTACTACTAGTCTATCCAGCATATCAGCCTCATGAGTTAGGCTGGCTATATTGAACTCTCTGATAGAATCTCCTACAGCACCTATCCTAGTATCTATGCCTTCTTTGAACATCTTACCACTAAGGACTTCCTCCCTGATAGTTCGCTTGTGGATAGAGTATATATCAGTGCACTTGTCCATTACCTTGTTTATCTCATAGGCTGCTCTGCGTCTCTCTACTTCCAGCACTGGTACATCATGCTTCCTTATCATATCAGGTCCAACAGTAGCATCCTGCTCTAGTACTCTCCTAAGGTCATTCTTCTCCTTCTTGCTAAAGGATTCTATACCAGCTAGTAGACTGTCAGTATCATCAAAGACCTTAGCTATCTGAGCCATCTCATCAGGAGCTTCTTTCCATAGGAGCTGCTTGTACTTAGTGAGATAGTACCAGGCTCTCTGCTGAGTACCTATATCTCCGAACATATCATTCCAGTCCTGCCAAGAGCGGATAGGATAGTCCTTATCACCTATTTTGATAGTAACTCCTAGAGGACCTTTCTTAGTTACAAATGGAATCTTGCCTTTGCTGAAGACTAGTGTCTTGCCAGTCTTAGGGTCAGTGACAGCTATCTCCAATCTGCCTAGTCTGCCCTGGTGCTGAATGAAGTCGTAGGGTAGATTGCTAAGACCTTCTCCTATCCTGATAACTTCATCTATAGGACTAGCTGCTCTGGGGTAGAATACTTCCCCAGCCCCAAGGAAGCTCCTCATAACATTCTCAGCTACATTGAAAGGACCATAATTAGTAAACAGTAGATATTGGTTAGCCATAGGAGCAGTGACCTGTCTATCAAACCAAGTTACAAGGCTATTGCGGATTATCTTGTCAGTGCTGCGAGTAATCCAGCTGGTAGCTCTGCCAGACTTAAGAACAAAGTCATAGACAGGACTAGCTATCTTCCTTAGTTGCAAGTCCTCAACATTGCGGAATACTGAGTCTAGGATTTCCTTAGCAGTATCTCCTTTGACTATGTCAGTAGCGCCATCAATTATCTTTGTACGCTGCTTCTCTAGTTGAGTTGCTAGCTTACCTAGTACACTTTCAGTAGGCTCTGCACCAGCATGAGCTAGTATATCTGCTGCTGCCTCCTTTGCAGTCTGGGCTTTGTAGAAGAATCTATCCCAGTTGTAGTTGAAGTCCATAGCTAGTTGCTTAGTTACATCTACCTTCTTAACTCCAGCAGTAGTAAGTATGTCCTTAATCTGGTCGTCAGCAATAAAGTCATGGTCTATAAGGTAACGGCCTGTCCTGACTGCCCAGTTACCAGTCTCGTGAGGCATCTCAGCAGCCTGATTGATTGCCAGTTTGAAGGAGTCTACTACTTCAGATGCACTGAGGCTATCTATGTTCTTACCAGTCACTCTGCGAAGGAAGGCTCTAGCATCCAAGAAGGATTGTCTAGCATAAGATAGAGCGTGCTGACCAGGAGTCTTAGGAATCATCTTGATGATACTTCTAACTCCTCGGAAAGGTAAGTCCCAGAGTTCTATCCAGCCTCGCTCAAGACCAGCAGAGAACTTACCTATGTAAGGCAGAGGTTTAGTTATCTTAGATAGTATGCCTAAGCCTATATAGGTAGTAGGGTCAAACATAGTCTCAATGAACATCTTTAGCCAAATGTTAGTATCCCAGTCCTGGTAGGCTAAGGAGGCTGCCTGCCAGCTGTTCTCTCCAAGGTCCTTATACTGGTTATATAGAGTCTCTAGCTGGGCTGCATCAGAGTCCTTCCTTATTCTTGGAAATGCCATGATAGCTAGAGCAGATAGAGGTCTAGGAAGCAGATTCCAGAACTTCTCTAGTAGCTCTAGGGACGCTAAGGCTGGCTGAGTGAACGTCATCTTGAGGAACTCTACTGGAGTTAACTCTGGAGCTTCTGCCTGTTCTACGCCAGAGCGTAGTAAGTCCATATAGGCTACTTGACACTTCCAGTCATTCACTAGGTCCTCAGATAGCTCATGGATGTCCTCTATTTGCTTCTGAGTTTCCTCATCAAACTGTAGGTCATTGAGGATGCTTCTCACATCTTCCGTACTCATGCCTTTAGGGAGCTCTGGAGCTCTAGGCTGGAAGGATTTGAGTAGTTCGTCTACAGTCAGATGATGCACTCCTCGGAGCTCTAGCTTAGGCTGCTGAAGGATAGCTTCTAGCAGTTGTGTTCTAGCTTCTTCAGGAGTGCCAACAAACTCTGGAGGCAGTTCAGGTGGTATTAGCACAGATGCCTTATTCCAGATGCCTTGTAGCCACTGCTGGTCAGAGTCATCTATGAACTCATTAGGGAAGGCAGATACAACATCATCTATGCTACTGATACCACCCTGCCTATCCATTAGTACTATAGGTAGGCTCTGGAGTACCTGCTGTCTCCAGCTAACTTTAGTATAATCCATAGTAGCAGTTTCCAGCTCTGCTCTAGACTGCTGTAGCATCCTCTGATAATCAGCCTCTGGCATTAGACCACCAGTGGCAGGAGCAAAGAATCCAGCTGGAGGTCTAAATCCAGGTATTCCACTAATAGGATGTCTAATACCAAGCTGCTTGGCTTTCTCTAGTTCTCGGCTAGCTTCTGTCAGACGCTTCTGAGCCTGATAGCGACCTCTTGCCAGCTGAGTGGATTCTAGCTTAAAGCCAGGGAAGTACTCCTGTGGCTCTGGAGGAGGTGGAGGAACTACTGGCGGCTTCTTTTCTTCAGGTGGCATAGTCATAATATTATACTCCTGGGCCTAACTGTGGTACTGCTTCTGGTCTGCCTAATCCAGGTAGCTGCTCTGCTGCTTGTTGAGGTTGTCTAGCAGGCTGACCCATAGCAGAGAGCTGCGCTATTGCAGCATCAGCAGCTAGGCTGTATAGTCTTGCTGTCTCAACATCGCCAATCTTCTCTAGGTAAGCTGCCTGCTCTCTATGATACTGTATGAGAGCTATTACTGCATTACTCATGTGAAGTTCAGCTTGGTCAGAGCGGATTCTAGCCCTCTCCCTCAGAGGGTCTTTGATGTCAGGGAAGAGCTTCTGCACTACGTAGGAGTAGCTGAGCTGGAACTCTGGGTCTAGCATCCTAGCTGTAGTTGCTCTCTGCACTAAGTCCCCGGGTATCTCTATCTCATATTCGGCAGTAGCTTTAGCATCTGGAGATAGGTCGGTAGGGTACTTCCAGCCATAAGGCCTTACTCCCCTCTCCCTAATATCCTGCAGCCAGTCATTGTCCTCATCAGTATTGAGGTCAACAAAGGCCTGATGAAAAGGCTTCATTACCTGATTAGCAGAGGCTGCTATCTGAGACATAACATAGGAGCTTATCTGCCCCTGTAAGTTGCCATACATACCCCAGTTAACTCCGCCTCGCTGCATCATAGCTTCGAGGTCAAGTTGTGTGCTTCTTAGCTCTAGAGGTATAGGTGGAGTACCTATGAACTCTACATTATCCATAGGACCTCCACGGAAGATTGCTCCTCTGCGGAAGACATCTTCAGGGCGGACTATAGGCTTGCCACTAGCACTCCGCTCAAAGATTCTAGGCTGAGCAGTGTCTCTTAGCAGCTGTAGGCTAAAGCTCCACCACTTATTCCAGACACGGTAGATATGCTCATTAGTGGCTATGATGCTTTGACCTAGCTCCTGCTTCCACCTGTCAGCAATAGTAGTATCCTGAGTATGGAGCTTCAGAGTTGAAGAATACTTGTCAGCTATTACTCCTTCAGATAGGCTACCTATATCAGGCAGGCCTCCTACTGGTGCTACATAGATAGGAATCTTCTTGAAGCGAGTCTGCTCAAACTTTACCATCTGGTCATCTATGACTATAGCGTTCCAGACAACATGACTGAATGGGAAGGTGTCAGATACTTCTATCCACCAGTAGTCATAGACTTTGACACCTCTGGCAGCACCCATAGACCACTGGCGAGCTATGCCTTCCTTTATCTCCCAGCCATTCTGCCTAGATATGTTTATGGCTCTCCGAGGAGTTACTTCAAAGATATGAGCTACCTCATCCAGTCCCCAATCTCCATCCCACATAGGGAAGACTTCTGTTGGAGACCAGACATCAAGGTAGCATCGGCTGCCATCATCAGATACTACTGAGAACTCTGCATACCAGCCAGTTGCTAGCATATAGCCTAGTCTAGTTCTATTGAGACTCTGTCTAGGTCCTCTCCGCCTGAAGCTATCAGCCACATCCTTCCAGGCTAGTTCATAGAAGCGATTGACTTCCGCATTAGCTACTGATTCTTCTATCTGAGTAACATCAGTCTTTGCTATGCGATGAGGAATCTTGACATCTAGAAGATGGAGGGTGAGGTTATATAGTGACCGAGGATCGTTGCCTACGAAACTCTCCATTTTCTCTGTTTTAAGTTCGTCGACCATCTCAATCATTCTGTACCACTGTTTCATCTTGTCATTTCTTGGCTGCCAGAACTGTCTTAATGTATCGCAGCGAGTTTGTACTTCTGATGCTGATTCTTTTATTCTAGGCATAATGTGCCTCCCTCTAGGACACTGTAGTCAACGACAGGGGCATTGAAATTATATTTGTATAGTATCCTATTCATAACTAAATAAAACCTCCCCAATTTCGATTTCATTGCGTGTCATCACCTCTCAGATGACCACAATTTTGGCATATAATCATATCATCAGACCACCTATAAGGCTCAGATTCATTGTAAGGAAACACCCATACCTCAGTGAATATTTCAAGCAAAGCATTCAGCTTCCTTGTAACACTACCCCCGCACTCCAATGCAATCTTAGTGCCATTCTTTATACCTACCAAGTCTATAGCATAATAGCCCTTAGCAAGTAGCTTAGGTACCTTGGCCTCAACCAAAATACTATCATAACCATTCTCCCTAAGCCAAGCTACTCCCATACCTATCTTATAAGTATGCTTATCAGACACTAGAATCTCCCCCAACTTTCATCCCACCCAGCAGAACCAATGTACCCTCTGTCTAGAGGCATTGCGTTTCTACATACTATGGCGATTGCTCCACAGTCGTGATGGTCGTCAGCTCCAACTACCGATATGCCTGTCCTCACTGAGCTATCTCTACGGATATTCTTACACTGGCTCCAGAAGCGTATATCATGGCAGGTGATGTACTCCATGTTCCTGCTCAGTTCAGTAATCATATAAGGCTTAGTACTGACATTAGTCTGCCAACCTACTGCTCTTATGACTTTACCATCCCTGGGGTCTTCACGGTAGTAGAGGCTAGGCCAATCTCTAAGATGACTTACTATATCCAGATTGTCCTCTGGTGCTATTACAGTGTTCTTATAGAACCTTGCAGCCTCTTTGCAGTATTCTGCCATCTCCCACTCATCATACCAGCCTGATAAAGTTGCACAGTGCTTCATCTCGGGAGGTATAACCTTTCCATCCTTCTCCTCATAACCTTCCTTAAAAGTCCAAATATGCCCTACTGATTCAGAGGTCTTGCCTTTGCCAGGGTCTATAGACATTAGATAACCTTTGCCTTCTTCAGGAGGATACCAGATTTCTAAGGTAGCAGCTAGGCCAGTTTTAGGATTTACTATATTCTGCTGGATAGAAGCAGGATAGCATCCTCTTAGCTTCTCTGATATAATGTCTATATTGTAGGCTATACCTCCAGCAGTCAGGAAGCAACTCTCATCATCCTCTGGGAACTCCTGCTCAAATATAAATATAGTTTCTCCAGTGCGCCTCATACTAGCCATCTCAGCTTTCTTGTATCTTCTCCACCTGACCCTGCCCATAGCCTCAGTATCATTAAGGCCAATACTTAATAGTATCTTAAGTAGATTAACCTCATCTGGCTGTAAGTTAGGTAGAGGCTCATGGTCATCTCCAGATAGGCAGAATGGGTCATCAGGGTACATCACATACTCAGGATGGATAAACCAAGGATAGAAGTGGTGGCTGTATACTGACTTAGATACTGATGTTCCTTCCTTGGATGCTCTATACATCTCACAGAAAGGATTATCCTCACCATTAGCCGTACTGCCTATTCTAATCTTAGTTCCTACCTTTAGAGGTACTCTCTGGACTGCTGATGCGAATACTACCTCATGAGTACCAAAAGGCCAGAATCCATATTCATCTAAGAGTAGATTGTGTATAGTCTCACCACGACCTAGCATATAGCTTCTAGCAGAAAAGATATACATGACAGAGTAGAAGTTAGTATCCTTATTCTCCCAGCTAAGCTCTGTAGATGACTTGTGGTCTAGCTTAGCAATAGTAGATATTCGTCTTTGTAGGCTCTGATGATAGCGCTTGACCTTTAGGATTTGCCTTTGAGCAGAGAACTCATCATAAGAGATAATGACTGATACAGTTCCGTTGATAGTAATATTATCAAGGTAGAAGTCTCCAAGTACAATAGAAGTAAATCCTACCTGCCCAGGTTTCACATAGATATCTCTGGGACCTGAGGATAGTATAATATCATCCTGAATAGGATTAGGAGCAAGTGGAACTACTTGCCTATCCTTGTTCTCTATCTCCAATAGTGTAGATAATGCTAGGCGTCTGTCAGAGAACAGAGTTCTCATAGTTTGTTCAATCGTGCCACTAACCATTACTGCTCCTCACCACCAAAGTTATATGTATCTCCATCATCCATGAAGACTGTATCTGGTACAAACTCAATATAGATGGCTTCAGGGAAGAAGGCTAGAATCTCATTGATAATAGAGATGCTTAGCCTCTTCTCGTGCATTATCTGTACTACTGGATTAGTACCAGGTTGTAGCACCCTCCGCATAGTATACTTGAGTTTCAGCTTCTTGAAGATTCTATCTAATTCTGGTGCTGCTGTAAGTTCACTCCAGCCCACAATAGTCCTCCAGTCCAATTCTTTTCATCAAGTTCAAAGCGTATTCCCTTTCTATATCAGACTTCCTTGTTAGATATAATTTGTCTAGGTTCTTCTCTAGCTGCCCAGCCATGACATGACAGTTCTTGCACAGCCAGATACCCATAGCTGGCATACTATCATCCCAATGGTGATAATCCTTATGTCTACCTTCCAGAATAATACCACAGACCTCACAGAATCCTAAAAATGGTCTCTTAAGCTCACCATTAGGTAGCACATGACCATTCAACTTTCGGAGCATCCTTCTTTCTCTATATTTTATCCTATATTCTTCAGGCTTCTCTGGATGCTTGAGACGCCATATTTTTGACCTACTTAATCCCATAGTGATTCTCCATTATGTTAAATCTACTAATTGAACTCCATAGGTAACTCCACCTATTCTTATCCGCCAAGGATAGAAAGTAGTATAAGTAATCACCAGCTTGGGTTTGTAGCCTGCGCCTTTTTCTGAGCCAAACCCTTGTTGATAAGAGACTTTGTTACTTATATAATTTGGCTCAGCCTCAGCTACATCATAGTTGGCATTTCGGAAACCTAGTTTTAGAACAGTATTTCCAGTTGCCGCTGCCTGGACAGCAACTATACCAGGGTCAGCGTTAAAAGCAAAGTCGTTAGATGTTCCTGGGGTTCCTATATTCCAGTTGGCATAGGTGATTGGAGTATCACAATAGGCTGCGGAACCCAAGCTATCAAAATCACCCGCAACTAATCCAGTAGGACTTGCAGGTGCAGCAGAATATATGTTGGAAGTAGGTGCACAGGAAAGGTCATCTAGCTTAACCCAACCATATATAGATAGCGTTGCCGCACTTACAATAGTATGAGTAGGAAGGTCGGAAACATCTATAACTGCTATGCCTCGGTAGAGACCATACCATCGGTTTGCGGGAGTAGACCACGATACGAACGAAAATATTATCCCGCTATCAGCATTGTTATCAACAGCTCCATCCCCTGGTTCCGCAATAAGGGTTGCCCAAGTAGTAGTATTGGGATTATCGCCATCAGCAACATAGCCATCAACACCCGCAGCGTTAGTATCAGGATAATAAGTTGCACTCGCTCCTACTTCAAAGGGGTAGCCGAACATAGGGTCAATGAAGGCTTCTCTTGGAACTAGCTCCTCATCATCGCTTATCTTGTATTTACCGAACTTTAGCTTGAAGTCTCCTGTCTGGTTATGCTTAATCCTGATTTCACCTTGGGGGTCTTTAGCAAATATCCACCGCTCCCTGAACCTGCCCTCAATAATCCTTATCCGCCTCTTGCAGATGCCGTAGTCCCATTCAAGGACATTATGCAAATAATTCTGGTTGGTAGGGTCAACCTCAAGCAGTTTAGCAACATCCTTGATAGGCTTTACCTCTATACCGTTTAGAAATATTTGTGGGTGCCAGGCAACTTGGTCATATAGTCTAGTACGATTAGGTTGGTCAGCGAGGCATACTAGTGCAACACCATTGCCTTCTACCTTAGCATCAAATAAGTTATACTGAGCACGGAAGGTGCCATTACTTTGCTTCCAAGGCAACTCTATCCTATGTCCATACCTGTTACACATAGGCAAGCCAGAGGCAACAGCAATGTGCCTGCCAGACTTTAAGTCCTTGTAGTCTTTCATGTAAGGGCCTATGCCTTGTTTCATTGCTCCGTAGTCAGTGAACTCTACATAGTCCTTATCTATGCCCTGCCTGGCAAGCTCGCTAAGGACTACTGGGTCAGTTACTATCTTATCTGGTGCAGTTACTTTATCCATTAGTCTAAGTCTGTCCTTACCCAAGTCTGTCCCTCTACAGGACTAGCTGGGTCGCTTGTTCTATTCTCTATAACAAGCTGGAGTGCTTGCTGCTGGTTGAACTCAACTGAGCCAATAGGGTTAGAGTGGGCAGCTAAGGTATGAGCCTTCGGAGTATGGTCTTGAACTGTTGCTTTACTTGAGCCTTCTAGTAATGTTGAATCTGGTGCTCTAACATTAGCATCGGCAACTATAGCATCACCTGCTGCAGCTGCTGCAGCAAACTTAGCCCTTGCTGAGGCATCACGGACTACTATCTTACTAGCTGTTGCTGCTGATACTGCACCATGAGCCGATGCTAGTGCAGCATGGTCAAAGGCCCACTCTGAAGTAGGAGCTTTAGTAGCATCATTCTCATCAGGTGAGCCATCTAGATGGTCAGTAATACTTGCAGGCTGCTCTACTACCTTAGTGCTGGCATTAAGGGAAGCAAGACCAGATGCAACAGCTTTGCCTAGTATTGTCAAGGTTTCAGCTAAGGTTTTCTTGATGTAAGCACCAGAACCAGAGGCAACCAAAAAGTCATTAGCTACTGTAGCTAGGGCATGAGTAACATAGTCGGTAGCAGCAGTGTAGGCAGCTGAGCCTAACCCTAAGATAGTTTTAACCTCCGCCAAAGTCTTCTTGATAAATACTCCAGCCCCAGATGCCACAAGGAAATCACTAGCCGCTGTAGCTAGAGAATGTTTGGTATACTGAGTATGGTCATCATCTAGTAGACCATCCAAGGCTAATCCGTGGTCTAGCTTACCAGCCTGCGCTCCAGCGGACTGATGACTATGGTCAGCAGACTCAAGTCTGTAGCCAGTATGAGGGTCAGCAGCACCTTCGTGAGTGGTCATATCTGCAACTATGGCTAGTATTCTAACTTCACTAGCATCCTTATACTTTAGCTTGTCTGCTGTAGAGTCATACCAGAGCCAGCCTTCTACTAATGTAGTTGGCTCAGTTGTAGGCAACAGGACTATACCTCTAGTGCCTTGAAAGTAAGATACAGCAGCGCCTTGTAACCTAGCTACCTCCGCTAGCGCACTATCAGTATCGTAAGCCTTGAGCATAAGGTAGCCAGCATTCTCATCAAAGGAAGCAATAGACCGACCATCAGCTGCTGCAGCGACTCCTTCACGAAAATATAATCTAGTCACCTGAAGACCAACATAAGTATCATTGGCAGCATTTCTCATCATAAATTGCGCAGCATTTTCCTGCATTAGGAGTAGGTCAGTAGTTCTTATCTTATGAGCCCCAATAGTTAGGTCCCCAGTTAAAGTCCCGCCAGTAAGAGGTAGATAAAGACCACATTGAGCTAGTACATAAGTTACAACTGCGTCATGAGTAGGAGCTTTAGTCTCTCCTGCTGTTACTGCTCCTGCTAAGACTGCAGCAGCTTTAGCTTCTGAGTCTAGGTACTTGGCATGATGGTCAGAAGCTCCTATGTCATCTAACTTGGTATGAGAGAGTCTACTACCTATGCCAAGGGCCTCGAGCAGAGCTACTATCTCCGCTCCAGTTAAGTCTATAGTAGCATCAAGTTCTATCTCTGTAGTTGAGCCATTATACTGAACTACTAATACGCCATTAGTCTCATCTACATAGATAACTCCAACCTCAGTATAGTCAGTTGGAGGTAGTGAGCATACTGTATCCTCATAGACGATAGAGCGTCTCTTGGTTACTCCATCCTCTACTATGACTAAGTAGCCGCCATCCTTAGTTACGGAAGTTATAGCCATTACTACCTCTTAGGAGCTTTCCTTGCCTTCGCTGCTCTTGGAGTTACAGCAGGATTGTAGAAGCCAGGCCTACCAGGTTGAGTTCCTCTCATTGTAAGAAACATAGCTCTAACAGTTGCTCTAGCAGGTCTACGAGTTGTCTTCTTTCGCCTTTGTCCTAGTGTACCAAGATGCTTAAGAAACTTTGCTACTCCGTTTGGCATTACCTTTTCCTCCCAATTTTCTTTAGCGTTAGTGCCAGCCGAGCTTGTTTGCCTAACCTGCCAGGTGAGCCCTTATGCTTCCTAGCAAAGGCCTGCACACCCATACCAGCGGCCTTAGCCTTAGCGGTTAATGCTCCTGGTCTCTTGATGGCTCCTGAAATCCACTTCTTAGCTCTCCCTGCTTTAGCCATCTCTACCCTCCCAATAGATTATATACTCCTGTGCCTATAGCACCACTGCCTGCTAGAATACCTACAAGTATCCAGAAGTTCCTCTTTAACTTACCATGAGACCTTCCAAGCTCCTTAACATCAGTCTTGATATCTTTTACTTCCCGAACAAGACCACCATCCTCTGTCCCTGGAACTCCTAGCAGAACAGTATGGATTTCTTGTACTAGCTCCTTCTGAGTTCTATCTGCCATAAGGTTATCTCCTTCTAGTTCTTCCTGTCCTCTGCACTCTACCTACTGCATATAGCCTCTTCCTCATAACTCTGCCAGGTGAGCGAGGTTCCTTAGTTCTAATCCTACTTAACTGTGCTCTTCTGATATTTCTTGAAGACGCAGCCCTAGCCTTGCTGGACTTCACCATTCCTCTTGCCATAGCTACCAGAGTTCAGCTCCTTGTTTCTTTGATATAAACATTCTCTTCTAGCAACCTCATCATTGCCTGTAATTCTACTATAAGAGTCTTTCTCTTTGCCATTGCTATTATACAGTTCTAGGCATACCCATGCCTGCTCAAACTTGATACGTAGTCTAGGAAGTAAATCTACCAACAGTGGTTCTGCCTTTCTGCTGCAAATAGTCCATCTTGAACAATTTCCTCTAGAGTCGTGGTTTACAGAGCCTCCAAACTGTGATTGCAAGTCTGTCAGCAACTGAAGATTAGTATTAGCAACACAAAGTGAAGGACTATATGATGGGTTTACTGTTCTACGCCTAATACCAGGCTTTATCTTAGTAATGTAGATGCAACCATCAGCATCTACCAATCCTGCTAGATAATCTAAACTAATACCCATTCTTCCATCCTTCTTGCTGCATTTATCTTTTTGGCAGTAGGGAGTCTATTCGGCATCAGATGTCCTCTGCACTGTTATACTATCAGTCCGACTGAATTGGATGAGCTCTTGGTTCTCTGCCACAAATTTAGCAAAATTAAATCCACCATCAGTACCTGAGACTATTGCCTCAAGGATTTGTAGTTGCTGGGGAGTATACTGAGAGCGCAACTTCAGCAGATAGTCATGGTCTTGCTTAGGCATAGGCTCATCAGTTAGAGATTGCTTGAGGACTCTATAGTCCTTCTCTAGTGCATAGCGGAAGTTGCGAAAGAACTCTATCTCTATGTATTCCTTAGATAGCTCCTTCCTAAATTCGGGGATTCTATCTTCAAGCTCTTTGAACTGAGGGTCAGTTCTGCACCAGGTTAGCCACTGCTTAGAGTGAGTTATCACCTGGAGAGCTTCCCTGATAGAGAATCCACAGGCACGGTATCCTAAGTATCTGCACCTTGCATCATCTCTAGAATAAGGGATGATGGTATTGGCTACTGCTACTTCTGTGGGGACTGGGTCTAGTGAGGTGCCTCTTGTAGGAGTAAACTCTTCTTCTACCATGTAAGCCTCCTCCTTTGAGTATACCATATTTATCCGCCCATGTCAAGGATATTCATTAAACACATTTTATTTTTTATCCAAAGTGTGGTAGGAAGGTTGACAATGGTAGGGACTATGTGGTAGAATATAATAAGGATGGATATTAGGTTAGCCATATGTAGAAAGACTGCCCGCTGTTCCTACTGCCTCCAGGACATCACTATAGGTGAGCCTGTAGTGCGAGGTAGGTCATGGAGGAAGCGGTCTGAGTCAGAGGGCAGCATCAGGCGATGGATAATGAACTTCCGCTGGCATGGCAAGAGAGCCTCTGATGGGCAGTGCTGCTGGCTTGCACAGGAGTTAGATAGGCTATCCACAGTGACTTATGTTGAGACTAGAGGCAGGAAGAAGATAATATTGCCAAAGGAGCAGCGTGAGCGGAGGCTGCATCTTCTTCGTAAGCGTGCTCGGCAGGTGCAGAGGCTAAAGCATCTGCTGATGATACCTACTGGGCAGAGAGACATAGATGATGTTATTAAGATAGGAATGGCGATGGAAGAGATAAAGGAAGAGATTGTAGACTTTGGAGGAGTGCCTAAGTCATGGTAACTTGGTTTGACTGGAGATGCAAGGATTCTCCCACTAGAGCACATCACTTTGTCAAGGCTGATGATATAGACTTTGGTATAGTATTCCGCTGTGTGTACTGTCATAGGCATAGATGGCATCCTACGAAGTGGAATACTATTGATAGATACTCACATATGATAAGAGAGCATGGAGAGGAAGAAGCTTATTATAGAATACTAAGTGGACATCCAGCTGCTATGGCACTAATTAGTAAGCTAGAGGACTTATGGTATGTAAGGAAGGAGGTGAAGGATGATAAGGATTTTGTAGAGATAGTTAAGGCGGTAATGAAGGATAGAGAATATGAGAAGGAGGTAGAATGACTAAACAAGAAAAGATAAGGGAAGGGATAGCCAAGATACTTCACACTGAAGATAACCCGTTCCCATTTGAGCCAACTTGGGAAGAAGAGGAAGAAAGGGATTACTGGTATGAATATGCTGATAAAGTTGTCTCCTATCTCCACTCTCAAGATGTAGTAAGAAAGACAGATGATTTACCAATATTCACAAAGAAGGGAACATATCACATAGTTGAGCCACTAATAAAGGAGGTGCCTAATGGATGAACCAACAGAAGCACAGGTTAAAGAGTTCTGGGAGTGGTGTGGGTTTAGTATTGGAGAATATATTGATGAGTGGGTAGCACCAGACAGCTATACTTGTTTTCATGGGATGCCCCCTTTAAACCTCAACAATCTCTTTAAGTATGCTATGCCAAAACTGCCATTGTTGCGATTCAGTTACGAGACACAGACTATTCCTAAGTTGTACCGATGGGAAACAATGGAAGCTAATCAGCCTCATTTGACAGTGGTGGAAAGTAATGACCCTACCCTAGCTCTATTCTGGGCTATATGGGAAGTTATAACTAATAGTAAGGAGGTGCCTAATGGAGAAGGACTTTCACAGAACATTCACTAAGTGTCCTTGTTGTGAGTCTGAGAATAGATTCTTTGAGCAGCTAGGCAATGAGCTGAAGGAAAGAGGCCTAGCCAGAGATGAGTGGAGTTTCCATCTAGAAGTCAAGCAGGGAGTTGCACTAGACCAAACCAAAGAAGCTGCTATACCTATTGGTTCTGAGCTACCTGGCTATGGATACATAACTGACATCTGTATGGACTGTGGCTGTATGTATGCTATAGACCTTAAGCGGCTGGAAGCCAAGAAGAGCCTACCTCCTGTGCAGCCTCTTATGCCTCCTAATAGAGCACAGAGGCGCAGGGAGGATAGAGGCGGCCTAGTTGGGCCTTTTAGTAGTAGCTAAGGAGCAAGTATGAAGAAAAGTACCATAGTTAGAAGAATAAGCTGGACATCAAAGTTGTTGTACTATATCATATTCAGATGCAGTACATTGACTTCGGTAGATAAGCCATCTGAAAAGTATTATAGTGTAGGTGTGCATTATAAGTAAAGGTTTTGCTATTTGAGAATTCTCCGTTGTCAAGTAGAGAAGAAGGCAGTGTATCAAACTTGCCAGACCGTACCATCCAGTAAAAGTTATCTGGCAGGCTGGGGGGCTATAGGTTAGAATGTTGTGGCAAAGGAGTAAGTTAGAACAAGTGTGCTAATAGCTGTGGCGGGCTGAGGCATAGTACTATAGTACCAGCCTTGACATAGTACTAAAGTACCATCCAGAAAGGTTGACATTTGGTGGACTATCTGTTAGAATATATATAGGATGTTGGATTGCGACAGTGGTAACAGTCCAGCCAGCACATTAACAACTAAATAGGACTTGCCTCCCAGTGGCAGGATTAGCCAAAGGGAGGTGATACAATGACTGACTGGGAAGCTAAAATGTTGGAGAACTTCTCCGAGGCAGTTGAAGACGCAATAGCCAAATACCTAAATGACAAGGCTATGGCGTTGGAGACGCTAAGAGAATACTTTGGCAACTACACAATATATGATAAGGTGATAGCTTACCGTGAAGTACTGGAGGGTTAGTCCCTCCACTGGGAGGTGAGTCCAAAAAAGGGAGGTGTCAAGATGGTACAAGGACAGCCAAAACAGTACAAGCCAGATGGTAGCGACACACCTGTCTCAGCTGCATCTGAGCAAGCTGCCATGAGGCAGCCAACTGAAGCTGAACTCATGGCGCAGATGGACAAGGCCATTAAAAGTGGCGATTATAAGGCAGTCGCCAAGGTCGCTACCGAAATTGCCAAGGTCCAGAAGTCCAAGGAACAGGCAGAGCTGGAGTCCAAGCAAAAGGCTCTCGCTGTCATGACTGAAAAAGTCAAGGGCGTTATTGAGAGGGCACTCAAGCCATTGATAGAGGCCAAAGAACTAGACGCCGCTGATGGAGTCTGGTATACTTATGACTTTGGAGACAAGCTCACGGCCTGCCGTCTTATGAAGTCCCAGCCAAAAGGCAAGACCAGCACAGGCACTGGTGGTGGAGGCAAAAAGTTCGACGTCGCAACTACTCCAGGCTCAGACCTATTCGAGAAGTTCAAGGGCGAGGCATACAAAGAATCAGGACTAACAGTCCAGCAGGCCTGGGATAGTGACGCAGACAAGAACAAAAGGTATGCAATAAGGCAGTGGCTTCTGAAAAAGGGCGGGGTTATAAGCTAAGACTCAAGTAAGTAAGGCAGTAGTACTAAGTTGCCAAGTGCTACTGCCTTTTCTTATGTCCAGTGCAGTACAGGCTAGTATAGTTACATAGGTATATCCATGCCCAGCACACACAGCCAGCAGGCAGACTGGCAGTTGGCTATTGCATGATGCAACAGTAAGGTTGACATTGTGGGTACTATGTGGTATACTAGAGTATATGATGATGGAGGTAAGATAATGAAGGTGGACATAAACCAAATAGTGGCGCAAAATAAACAGGAAGGTGGGATAGCATACACACTGAGAATTAGTGAGAAGTTCCCACAGCAAGTTGAGGTACTGGAAGGTAGTATGGTCAAGTGGTATATAGTACCATCAAAGGATATACTACATATCTACACCGTAGGGGAGCCAGATGCGCCACCACTATCACGGCCAGGAGTACACACTGTCGAAGGAATAAAAGGTGGCATATCCATAATAATTGACAATGAGTAACATAGATATGAATCTTACTACTACAACTGATGAGCAAACAGTCCTACATCCTGACCAGTGGGACTTGACAGGCTTCATAGTTACTGTTGGTCTGATGTTCGAGGACTGGGAGTATTATGAAGGACACTGCTGCCTGGCCTGGTGGATACTAGGTAAGCAGAATCCTTATAGGATGAAGAACTAATAGGAGGTAGCAATGAAGCAATATAGTTTGAGCTTAACTATGACCTGCGATGACAAGGAGCTAGCAGAGGCTGGTCTAAGCCACCTGACTGAGAAGGAAATTCAGGAGCACTTAGAAGAGCAGTTCAATGAAGTTATACAGGGCTCAGATTACTTCTCAACAGAGTTTAAGGTTGAAGAAGTATGATGGTGCTTCATCCTAGTAGCAGTCTGTAATTACTAGCAGGAAGGGAGGTGATAACAATGGCTGATGATACTGGACTTAGTATCAAGGTAGAAGGTAACCAACTCACTATCGTAGCAACTATTGGCAGTGGTGTGCCTTCATCCTCAGGCAAGACACTTGTAGTGGCTACCACTAACGGTTTTATGCCAGTAGCTGATAGCAACTTACGAGTCAGCCTGAATGTGATTAAACCTAGGAAGTAAGGAGGTAGCATGGAGGCAACAAAACTAGGTTACTTAGGAATTGACCAGTACAATAAGCATTACAAGATTGATAAGAGCCCACGCAAGGAACTACTAGAGCAGTTAGGTAGACAACACACAAGCAAAATGTACGTTGACCTCAAGAGTGGAGGAAGTAGACACGTAGGGTATGTTATAGCAGGTAAGTGGATTAGTATTTACGAGGTTCATATCTGGAATAGCTAGGGAGGTAACTATGCGTACTGGAGACAAGCAATACCAGCATATGCTTAGAGAAGCATCCAAGTATACTTACAATGACTACTGTGCTATCTGTATGCGCCATGTGAGAGGTCAGCATGAGCTAAGACATTTGAATCCTCATAACTTACTCAAGCACATGGTAGCTAAACATGACTATCTATTGATTAGGCCCAAGCACTGGTGGCAGATGTGGAAGTGATATGATAACAATTAAAGACCTGAGACTGGAACTGGATAGCTTCTCTGACTCCGACTTGGTGGAGGCTTATGAACTAGATGGAGATGACCCAGAACTTTGCAATGTTCTAGGCATCTTCAAAAGTGTATGGACACCCTCGGACAGACTTCCAGTTTGTGGTGAGCCTATTGGTCATATCAATACTCTAATTGGTGGAGTCGTAATTTATGAGGAAGGAAGTATGGCAGACATACATCCTGGGACAGTGCCTGCTCCCTGTGGTAGCTTAATCCCTAGCCTCACAGGTAGCTACAACTACAACACAGAGCATACTCCTGACTGGCTAATAGTATACTGCCCTAACTGTGGCTCTGATAATGTATGCTGCCTCAGCCTTGAGGACTATCCAGAAGGCAGATGGTTCTGTATATCATGCTACGATAGTTGGGTATATGAGAGAGAATAATAAAGGAGAGTAACTATGGCTATAAGTGAAGACGCTAAGGACATAACAAATAGGCTGTATAAAGCTTATGGCACAGGCACTGGGATACTCTTTGGTATTCCATCAAACCTTAGAAGTGCAGTTGAAGCGATAGTTCAGTGCGTACTAGACATGATAACAGACTAAGGAGGTGACTAATGCGTATCATAGTAGTAAACAGACAGCAAATTATAGACCTAATCATCTCTAACCTTGCTACTGCTGGTATCATTGAGCAGAAGGATATGAAGTTTGTAAGTAAGGAACTAGAGCCAGTGTCTGATGAGGAGCTTATAACTGTGCTGATAAAATCTATCCAGATGCAGGAGGATACTGGCAAGGCAGATGCTATGCCTATAGTTCCTATTGGAGAGATAAGTCTGAATTAAGGAGAAACAAATGATTACATTTGACCTAAGAAATATAGTACTGAAAGTTAGTGGTGATACTACACTGAGCGATACCGAGTCGCAAGAAATCGCAGACAGCCTATCGCTTGAGGAGTTGGAGACTAGGCTAATAGACGATGTTATTGAGGCAGTACCTGCAAAATATAGAAGCAGAGTAGAGCTTGAGATAAGCTTGTAATAGGAGGTTAACATGAGCAGGTCAGGACAAGCCTTCATTGCAGCAACTGATGGACACCAGTTTACTATGTATGCTGTGATGAGAGCAATGGGTTTACCACTAACCGAAGAGCAGGAGAAGTTCCAAGCATATCTGGAGAGGACATACCCAGCTATAGTAGAGAAGGATGATGAGTATGAGAGAGATTAAATTTAGGGCTTGGGATAAAAGAAACAAGGAAATGGCTGACTCTAAGATTTTATGGCTCAAATTGAATGGTGCTGAGTTAACACACATAAGCCTTAAGAAAAAGGATTTCGGCATCTTCGATTTCATAGACCAAGTCGAACTCATGCAATACACAGGCTTAAAGGATAAGAACGGCAAGGAGATATATGAGGGGGATATAGTTACAGGTTATACATCCTATGAGAATGACAATGATGCGAGAGAGTGGACAGTAAACAAGCCAGCGAATGTTTATTGGGACGAGGAGTTTTGTGCCTTCTACCCATTTTATTTGAATGCTCGTTGGAGATGTAATGTTGTAGATATAGAAGTCATTGGCAATATCTATGAGAACCCAGAGCTACTGGAGGTACTGTGAAAGAGACTGAGCGTATAGTAAGAGCCTATGAAGAATCTCTTAAGGAGGTACTACAGGCTGTGTCTAATGCCTTCGTAGGTATAGAGACTGATAGTATGACTAAGCTTAGGCGCAAGAGGATAGCAGCTAGGCTAGATAGAATCCGTAAGAGATACTTACCCAATAAGGAGCACTAATGTCTGACAACATCTCCATCTCATCCCTCCGTAGACGCATACTCAAGCATAAAGGCATTGAGGCTGTGCAGCCTGGCACTAAGCGTCTCCTCCAGCTTGACGACCTACCAGACTACTTCCCCAAGACTTCCTTAATGCGCTACATAGAGATGAAGTATCACATCCGCTTAGAGCGGGAGGTATTCTCTGGCAGCTTGACTGATGTATGCCAGAAGCTAGGATGGGAGGTAGATAGAAGCACCATCAGTAGATGGAGGAAGCATATACTACAGTATGTAACATTCTTAAAATGAGCCAAAGATAGAAAGGAGGAAGCACATGGATAAGGAACTTAGAGAGAAGATAGCTAGGGTTATATGTGCTCAGTATAAAGGAGTAGATTGGGATTATGATTATCCATACCAAAAAGCTGAATCTTTAAGAGAGGCTGACCGTTTTCTCGCTCTCATCAAAGAGGCTGGCTATGTCTCCCCTGTGGTAGATGGGGATAAACAGACTGAGAGTAGGTTGCTGACACCAGAGGAAATAAAAGAGATAGAGTCAAACTGGTTTAGTAATCCGATAGAGAGCAGGGAAGACCCAGAGATACTTATAGCTAAAGCCCAAAGAGACCTGACCGCCTCATTCTATGCTGGCTACCTTAGTCCAAGTGAGGTGGCAGAGGCACGAAAAGAGGAGCAAGTAAAGAGGCAGAAACTATACGATGCCTGTTTGTCAGCAGGGATGGGGCGTAATTCAGCAAGCCCTTACTGGGTGTTATGGCAACCTTAGACCAGAATAAATGAGGAGAAGGATGATGGACTATAAAGAATGGATACAGAACAAGGCTGAGGAGCTAGCCTTAGAGCGGTATGATACTGACTACTACGACCTGCCAGAATCCACTCGGCAGCAGCTCTATGATGAAGCAATGGAGTTATACAAAGACCACTATGCTGACCAGATAGATGCTGCATATGAGCGTGCACTGGAGGCTAGGCTTATCAGTGGTATGCAGGTTGACAACTAGCACCTGAGTATGGTATAATATAACTAGTCACCATTGGAGGTATAAGATGGATGAACTAAATAAGAAGCTGGCAGAGTGGGCAGGATTTAAGGAAGCGGATATTAAAAAGTATTATTATTGGGAAATAGGCGGTGAAAGAGTGGCTAAGTGGATAGAGCCAAATACAGACTATCATTGCAAACTGCCTAACTTCACCCAATCCCTAGATGTCTGCTTTAAGTGGCTAGTACCAAAGTTATTTACATGGAGCATAGGGAAAAATTGGGAGTTGCAGTCTGACTTCACCATCAAGGAGAATGGCATTAAGGCTTCTGTTGACCTTCACTATGTTGACCCCGATAAGTATGACCAAATCAAACCAAGTGAAGCTATTGCCGAAACACCAGCCCTTGCCCTCTGCCTAGCTATTGAGAAGCTAATTGACTCTACTAGCACTATTGGTGCTTCCCTCTAGTAGCTCTATTATATCTTAATAAGGATGGGTAATGTCAAGTGAACTGCACTCGCATGACAGACAACTATATACTATCTCTGACCTACTATCTTGGACTCCCCCTTCTATAACTCGTATCATCTCAGACGGAGTCCTCAACATCCGTAACAAGATGCTCATCTTCGGAGATGAAGGCAGCTGGAAGTCTATGCTTGCACTCCATACTGCCCACTGTCTAGCACGAGGCACTACCTGGCTAGGCTTCCGTACTACTCCATCTAATACTCTCAAGCTCCAAGTAGAGCTTCCTCTCTATATGGATAGAGATAGAACTAACAAGTACTGCAATGGTAGCAAGAGTATCTTCCTATCTAAGTATACTCACTCCTCTCCTACTATGGAGCAGCTAGATAGAGTAGATGAACTTGCCACTCAGTATGCCTACCCTCCCACAGTAGTAAGCCGCACTGAACAGTTCCTACACATAGATGAATCATCTGGCTTTGAGTCTCTCAAGCGAAGTATAGAATCCTGCATATCCTATCTACCTGCTGCTCCTCTAGTAGTAATCCTCGACCCTCTATACAAGATGTTCAATCGCAATCTATCTGACGAACAGGATGTTAAGCCTATGCTAGAGAAGTTTGACATTCTCATGGAGGACTTAGGTAACCGCTCTGGTATAGGCATATCTACTATCATAATACACCATACTAGGAAGGCTGTAACTGATGACAAAGGTACTCCTCTATCCCTTGGCAGTCAGGATGCTACAGGCAGTAGGGCTCTAGTCCGCTGGGCTGATACTGTCCTTCGCATAGACCCTGCTCGTAGTGATGAGACTATGACTCGTGTAAATCTTACCTTCACCAAGCACCGCAATGCAGAAGCACCGCTGCCTATCATTACACTCCGCTGGAATAGAGATACTCTACATCCTCGTATACTATCTCGGCGTAGGCCTATAGATGAATCAGAAGACAATGAGCTGGAGATTAGAAGTGACTTAGACTTGAGTACTCTAGAATGAATAAATATAATAGCTAGAGAACCCAGATGGTTAGAGGAGGTATTCTATATGTGATGCATATAATATAATGTATATCTGTTAACGATTATTTATTATCGCCAGTCATACCAGTGTCTATGGCATTGACAACTCATCGTACTATATGGTATAATTATATTATCGGTAAGGAGTATATAAGGAGGAAACACTAATGGCAAGTTCAGGAGCACTACAGAGAGCAGCGCAGGCTTGGTGTACACCAGAGACAGAGAAGATAACTATGGATACTAAGCTGGCAGAGTCCTTTGCTGACATAATTGAAGAGATATGGAGTCAGCCTTGGCTTGGCAACGCTACAACTGCAGAGCTAATAGATGAGCTGAGGGCAAGATGTGAAGTTAACGGAACACTTAACTACAAGACAGTAGGAGGTGATATATTGAAGAAACTACAATAGTAGCTATTCTGATTCCACTCAATCTTCTAATACCACTAATCATACTAAAACTATTACATTTAGGAGGAAAGCATGGTACAAGAAAATCCAGTAAGCACAAGAGGCCTAATTGATGGTGAGATATTTACTCCGCTGAGAAGAATCACTGGAGTACTAGATGGCTTACCAAGAGAGAAGGATGACAAGTATAACAGGTACAATATCACTGTAAACCTGAAAGACCTAGAGGTCATAGAGACTACAGAGCCTTACCACTATCCAATATTCTCAGCCAGGTTCGGCGAGTCTAACAGGAAGAAGTCTAAGTGGGGGATGCTATCTGAATCCTTCAATGAGATTGTAGACTCTATCCTCACTGCTGAGCAGAAGGACTCTAACAATCCTAACTACCTAGCACCAAAGGGCAGGACTGATATGAAGGACTGCATTGGCAAGAGAATAGGTCTGGTGATGGCAGATGGAGATGATGGCAGACCAGCACCACCTATGCTCTATGACGGCAGAGCTGATGAGGATAAGCCTACCCCCACATGGATGGTCTACTCAGTGGAAGGCTTTGGAGTGGCTGGTGGTCAGGGAGTAACACCACTGGATAAGGCTATGACTATGCTGGATGGTAAGACTCTGGCAGACTTCAATGCTGCTGCACTAGCTGACCCAATAGTCAGAGGAGATGCTACTCTCCTAGCCTCAATCTCTATGCCTCCATCTGCTCCTAACTCATTCGGTAATACCATGATAGCATCACTCAAGTTTACCATAGATGAAAATGGAGTATATAAGAAGGTAGTAGCTTAACAAAAGAATAGGCTTGCTGGTGTCCTGCCAAAAAACTATCGGTATTAGCAGAAGTTGTCCATCTGCGCAGGCGAAATCCTACCGAGCCAGCAAGGTGCCAGCTACCCCAAAGGGCACTTAGAAGAAAAACAGTAGCGTGAATGAAGGCGAGATTACAGCCAAGTGGCTACTGGCTGGCACTAAGGAGTATCATGGCAGATAAAACAAAAGCACACGTTAGATACAGAGATTCCAGTGGTAACATAGTTCCTGGAGTTACTACAATCGTAGGCCTACTAGCAAAGCCACAACTTATAGTATGGGCTAACAGGCTAGGACTGCAAGGAATTGACAGCACCAGATATACTGATGCTATGGCAGACATAGGAACTCTGGCTCACTACCTTATCATGTGCCATCTGAAAGGTGAGGATGCTGACACTAGTGACTACTCACCTAATCAGGTCGAGGCTGCTAATAACTGCTTTGCATCATACCTAGCATGGGAGAAGAACCATACACTAGTACCCAAGATTGTTGAAGAGCCACTAGTATCTGATGAACTCAGAGTAGGTGGTACTCCAGACCTGTACTGCATACTAGATGATGTGCCTACCTTAATAGACTTCAAGACAGGTAAGGCATTATATTCTGATTCCTCACACCAGGTAGCAGGGTATAAGGCTATACTAGAGGAGAAAGGCAACCCTGTTGAGCAGTGTAGGATTATCAGGATAGGCAGAGATGAAGGCGAAGGCTTTGAGGAGAAGATAATCAGGAATACTAACATAGACTTTGCAATATTCTCATGCTGCCTGAGCATATACCATTTACAGAAGCAGAGTAGGGAAGAGGAGAAAGTGCAGAAGCAGTTTGAGGAGGATAAAAGGCTTTGGGACTAGATGACTACATAGGTATTACAGCAATAGTTGGAGATGAAGGAACAGGAAAAACGAGCATGGCTCTAACCTTCCCCCGCTCAGTAGTACACTTTGATATAGATGTAGGAGGCTACAGGAGAGCTGCTTGGAGACTAGGAGACACTACAGGCATAGTAACTAGGAGCTATCCTATGCCCATACAAGAGAACAAACTGATGGGTCAGACCACTGATGCTTCATCAAGGATTCATGTGCCTAAGAAGGTAGAAGGTATGAAAGATATGTGGCAGCAGATAGTGCAGGACTTTGTAGAAGCCTGCCAAGATACAGCAGTTGCTACTATCATACTAGACTCATCTACTCTCCTATGGAATATCAACCATAAGACAGAGCTACAGATGATACAGGAGAGGCAACTGGCAAGGCATAAGAAGGAGAAGCCCAACATTCCTTTTGATGAGAATGACTACCGTGAGAGGCTACTACCTGTAGAGTATGGACCTGCTAATGACAGGATGAGGACTCTGCTTCATACTGCTAGGTCATTCCAGAAGAACCTTGTGCTAGTACACTACCCAACTGATGAGTATGGTACTGTACCTGATGGTAAGGGTGGTATGGTAGAGGGCAAGACTGGCAAGATAATCCTTGATGGCTTCAAGGAAGTAGTGAAACTAGCAGACCTAATATTGTGGACAAGTATAAAAGAAACCATCAAGGAAGGAGGAGTCAAAGAGAAAATTCCAGTTGCTAAAATTACAAAGTGCGGTCTGGAGAGAATGGGCTTAGATGCAATAGGGCTTGAAGTGCCAGCTACTTATGAAGGGCTAATGAACCTAAGGAACCTGATGGCAGGAGCAATACAATGAATACAGGTACTTGCGCTAGATGCAAAAAGGTCTTCTGGGAAGATGAGATGGCTTCTAATGGTAAGCGCAAACCCGTGTACTGTAGACCATGCGTAGCTGAGATAATGAGAGATTGGCGTAATAATAATCGTAAACGGAACTTAGAGAATGAAAGGGCATGGCGTAGGAACCATCCTAACAAGTGCAACGAAAGAAACCGTGAATGGAAACTTCTTGAGCCAGAGAAGGTCAAGGCAATTAACGATTTGAACAATGCAGTAGTAGCTGGCAGAATAACTAGGCTACCTTGCGAAATGTGTGGAGCCTTTCCTACTGACGCACATCACGATGACTACTCTAAACCCTTAGAGGTAAGATGGTTATGCCACTCTTGCCACCAGAGGCTGCACCAAGAAAGGAGAGAACAGAGTGCCTCGCCTATATGTTGACGCTAATCATCAGACCATAGCTTATGTTCTAGATGGAGGCGGAAGAGGGTATCAAAGCATACCATCAGGCTATAGCAGTATGGAGGCAAAGTACCTTGCAGTGATATACGGATTAAATAGCTACTTTCTTAAATGGCAAAGTGAGCTGGATGCTAGGCAGTATGATATGACTAAGGAGAGTGGAGACTTCTTTAAGGTAGCTACTCCATCTCAGGAGACTCCTAGACCTCTGCCTCCACCAGTGTTAGTATTGACAGACAATGAGGTAGTGTACTTGCAGTTAAGTCGTCAAGCCCATATAGGTAATGATAAGCTAAGGAAGCTAGCCATGAGAGTATGGCAGATGACTCAGAATGTGGAGGTGAAGTATGAGTGGGTGAGTAGGAAAGAGAATCTAGCAGAAATGATGCTAAAGTAAAGGAGGAACTATGAGAATGAAACCTGGAGGCAGAAAAATTAGTCTTATGGATGAGATTGCAGATGTAATCTCAGATGCCTTACC